TTACAAACTTAACATCCTGTGGCAGATCTTCCTGATAAGTCCAAGTATATTTCATACCTTCGTTGTAATCTGAGAATACTTTATTGTCTGCATAGATGCTCTTGCAGTTATTTTTTGAATCGATTTTTGAGAAAAACATGCCAACAGTATAACAGTGTCATTGGTGATTGTCAATGAAAAAGTTCTTATTGAGTGATTTCTTTTAGAGCGCGGCTCCATAGAAAGGAAAACTCTCTTTTGTTGCCGGAATTCTTTTGAGTAAAGAGGAAGTTTTCTAAGTAACTTACAGCTTGGTGGTTGATTGAAAGAAGCTCATTTTTAGATAAAGCTTTATTGAAATCTAGTTGATCAGTCGTTACTAATAAGTTATAGATCTTATCTACAACAAACTTCATCTGTCCTTCTGATAAAGAAACATCACTCTCTATAGCTCTAAGTTTTACATAAGACTCTACAGTAAATTTATTTATAGTTGATAAGCCTTTCTGATTTGTATCTCTAAAAGTTTCATTTGTTACTGGCTGTCTCTTTATCTTATTTGATTCAAACTTTTTTTTGTACATTTGTGAAATATCAGAATCAGCATTAAAACTTGTATATGATGAATACTTTTCTGCAAACCTAGTATAAAATTTACTCAACGATCCTACACTTTTTATTATAAATTCTCTTGAAACAGTCTCTAAAGAAACAATAGAAAAGTATTCTTGTAGAACTTTTTCAGCAATCATGTTTGTACTGTTATCTGGGAAGTATTGTCTAGCATACTTTTCTAAAAGGTTTTCTGATTTCAAGTCAGCAATAATTCTACCTGGATTGTTAGGGTCCATTCTTAAGCCGTTTATCTTTGCAACATAGTTTATAACAGGATATCTTGGATCATTCAATACTCGCTGCTTATCAGCTTCACTCTTTACTTGATAAAAATCAAAAGCCACCCCTTTATTATAAAGGTTGTAAGAGTTGCTTTCATAAAATCCAGTAAGTGTTGCAAAAGTTTTTTGATCTATGAACCAGTTTATAAAAAGATTCATATAATTTTGAAAATTTTGAATTTTATTTGTATACTTTACGTCATTCAAAACATCATTGAAAAACTTGACATACAAACTTTCCAAGTGATCATTATAACTCATTGGCTTTTCATAAGCTTTTATAACTTTTAGATTGTTAAAAATGCTTTTTGGGTGTTTTGGCTTGAAATTGTATTCAAATAAAAAGTTTTGAACTGCATCCGTTACAAAATTTATAAGTTGAAAGTTGGTGTCATTTATTTTCTTTAGTAATTTTTCATCATTATTGAATTTTAGAAGCCTATTTTCAAAATCATATTTTGCATAATCTGGTCTTTCATACCAAGTATCGAGTTGGTTTCTTAGAACTTTGCCTTTTCTGTTTTCATTACCAATTGGCAAGTTTTCTTTATTGACTTGCTTTTTATATTTTACTCTTGACTCATAGATATCTCTAGTTCTAGATGTATCTGTAAAATTATCAACCTCAACATCAACCCTGATTGGCTTCTTATCTTTTTTCTCAGAAGGAAATAATTCTTTTAGGTTGATCTGCATATGATAATTATCCTATTGCCCTCTCATTGAGTAAAACTTGGGCACGTTTTGTCTGCTCTCTTTGTTCATCAGCGTCTGTTACTACTCTATTACCAACTGCTGAGAAAATATATCCCTCAAAAGATGGAGTAATCAACCCTGGGATAATAACTTTTTTACTAGCATCATCCTTAACAAAGCCACGTACATTTGCCTGCACTAAGGCTGAATCTCGTATCAGAATCATACCTCTTAGTGTCTTTTCATAATGTCCATTTGTTAGATTCATGATATCTTGCGTTTGATGAACTATGTATAGTCCACCAACTTCAAAGTCATTTAGTTGTAAACGATCTCTAGCTTCAAGCAACTCCTCCTGCGATGGATTAGGGCTGAGGGGGATATTCCCTTGACCAAAAGCATAACTTGGAATGTATATGTAATTTGAAAAATTTACTGCTTGATTACCAAATAAAGTTGCAGAAAAGCTATAATTGAAGTTTGAAGTCAAAATTGACTTTGGTGCCCCTGGTTTTACACTGGCTTGCACATAAGCAAACTCTTCAAGGTTTGGATCGCTATTTGCCTGGAAGTTTAACCTCTTGACCAAACCGTTGCTTTTGCCAATAACAAGCTTTGTAATACCAAGCTTCTCAAAAAGATTTCTATCCTTGAAGAAGTTTTCTGCAAAGATTTGTAATCTAGAGCCTGTTGTTATACCAGTATTCTCGAAAGCTAAGCTTGGAGATTGACCAAAATAAAAACAACCGGCTGCTGTTTCAGGTAAATATGGTTCAAAATAATCTGCTGAAAAATCAACCAATGCATCTTTATCGCCAATAAATAATTTATCTGCCAAGTTATTATCATCTAATGCAGTACCTTTTATTTCACTTTGGTATTTTGTTCTATGAAAAGGCAATAAAGGATATGATAAGTTTGGTAATGCCCCTCTTTGTGATTTAGAAAGCAGCATTTTTGGTATAACAACATTTTTGAAATAATTGATAAAGTTTCTTAGAGAAGGATTTGGAAAAAGTTGATAGAATGAAATAAGTGCGTTCTTTAACACATCATCTTTTATTGGAATATCACCAGCATTGCAATAAAACTTTTCACCTCCCGGCATTGAAAAAGCAACATTTCCCATAATCATATGTGGTAATTCGCAAGCGCCGCTCTCTGTTTGTTCATTTGATAACTTTACAGTCTTGAAAGCAACTCTAAAGAGGTCTTTCAAAAAGACGAATCTTTGCAATTTAGCACTTTTGGGTGATGAAAATAAAGAGTCAACGTATTTATCAATTGTTTTACGATCAATAACACCACCTGTTGCGATGAAAAAATCACTTTTTATGGCTTTCAGATCATAACTTTTTCTAAACTTTTTAGATGTGCGATCTGATGCAGGATCATCTGGATTACCAATAGTAAACTCGACTTCTACATCATAGCCATCAGTTTCTTGATTTGCACCAATTTTTTTCTTTATATCGGCTTTATAATAATTGAAAAGCTTTTCTGACTTAAGGTTGTCAATCATTTTGTTAGCTGGAAAGTTGGCTCTACTAGTAATGTAGTCCTTGAGCGTTTTTTCACCGGCTGCAATAGCTTTGAACCTTTGTCTAATTTCAGATTTATCTCCCCCCTTTTTATTTTTCAAAAGTTTGATTCTGTCAATAACTTCTTTTATTTTTTCTTCAAGTTTATCATTTTTTACTGAAGGGAAAGTAAAAGCACCTGAAACAAGAGTTCCTGCGGTTCTTATCGTGCTATTGACAAAAGGATCATAAGTTACATTGATCCTCATGCTACCATCTTGTTCAAAGTTTATATCATGTTTTCTAGGTCTGATTCGAATATATGTTTTTTCAAATCTGCTTATTAGCTTTTGTGCGCTAGGGCTCAGTATGTCATATGAAACACCTTTACTAAATGTCCAACCATACTCTAATAAAAGATGAAAAGCTCTTGCACGAGCACCAAAGGGGTTTGTTTCACTACCCAAATGAGGATAAATTAGTTCTTTGTATGTTGGGATCGACTCATTGAAAAAGTTGACTGCGTTTTGAATTGCTGACACGCCACCTTCAACCGCCTTCTTGTTGATTAGAACGTTATAAGATGAAAAGTAATAACCAATGTTCAATCTAACTGGGTCGAATCTTTCTGTCTTATTGTAGTCTCTCTGGACATGAATAGTCTCAATCGCTGCCCCTTCACCCCTAGAAGTTTTTCTAACATTGTTTTGATAGAATCCCAAGTCAAAAGTGGTATCAAAAGCGATAGGAATTGCAGTGTAAGTTGGATTGAGCACATTGTAACAGGACTCATCAGGAACAAAGTAAAGCCTAGCGTATGGCTGTAATGCAGCCATTTGAATAGGTGTTAGGCTATCCATAAGCTGAATATATTCTTTCAGATCTTTCTTTTCTGATTGGCGATATGAATCAAAATCTGTTGTATATTTTGGATTCAAAGGAATAATTTTGTTACTTACCTTTCTTCTGATCTTTTCTCTTTTTAGTCCTTCGCCTTCTCTAAAAAATTTGTATAAATCAGATTTATAGTTGCTAATCTGAGGTAAAAGAACTTGTATTAGGGTATCCTGCTCAAGATCAGTTTCCCTGTCTGAAGTGTAATATGGTCTAAAAAATTCCATTATCAATAACCCATTGTGGATAAGAGAGTGTCAATCGATTTGGGTATTCTAACAATGTCACCAACTTTCAAGTGACTTTCTGTTGGTTTCTTGTTGAACCAAGCAATAACCCACCAGTATCTTGTATCGCCATAATAAGTTTGTGCTAGTTTGTAATATCTATCGCCAAGAGACCAAACATAATCCTCGTAATCAATTGCTAAAATATCATCAAAAGTTGGATATCTAATATTCAATGTGGCAATTTTGTTTATAAAGAACTTTCTTCTATCGTCAAATTTTTCTGGATAGACTTCTTTATAGTCTCGATCCGCTAATTGTTGATTTTCTGTTCTAGAATATCTTGATGTTGCCATAATACCCTACCTTAGAATCTTTCCTTCGGATAGATCACCTGAAAGACCAAATCTTTGCTCTCTCTTTTTTGCTGCGTCGGCAACATTGATTGGATCTAATAAAGTTGAGATTGGTCTGTATGGATAATTACCAGCAGCGTAACCACTACCATTGATATCACTGAAAATAGACTCATGTAGAACAGTCATTGTAAAGCTAATGGTGTACGATCTGAAAAATAAATTTGTTGTATTGCCTTCATCAGTGTCAAAAAAGAAGCCATCCTTAGTGTCAAAGCTGTGTCGGAATGATGTAATGTACCCTAAAAGACCTCTAAATCCAATTCTATGATCTGTAATCAAGTTTGCAAACTTTACTCTAACCAAAGGAGTTGATCCAACAATCAGATCGCCTTTGAATTCGTTGTAACCAGGGTAGAGGTTTTTGATAAAAGTGTTTATCTTTTTTAGATTTTCGTTTGCATCCTTTGCATCAAAGCAAGGGATTGTTAGAGAAACACTAATAGTTCTTCTATTTCCCATGAAAACTGGTATTGGGTCTAGTCTACCATACATCTTTCTTGGCGTGATACCAAGACTATACTGATTATCTAGCTTTGTCACATAAGCAGGAAAGCTAATGCTTGATGGTGAGAATAAGTTTGTAACCGGTAATGGACCGGCTGTTGGAAAACTAACTCTAATATTAGCGAAACTCAATGAGTTCCTTAATTTTGCTTCTGCTGGTAAAGAAGTAGCTAATGCTGGATCATTGCCTGCTGAGCCGAAAAACTCATCACCAATTTGACTGCCGCCTGCAAATAAATCTGTAACAACGGTTTTTGCTGTAATTGCCATGTAGTAATTAGATTAGTGAAAATTATTTTTATTTTAGAATCCTGATAAGGTCAGACCCGGCATCAGCCCGCCAGGACGATATAGACTATTGGATAGGTTCAAAGAGCCTCCACCGCCGTCTGCGCCGCCGTCTTTGGATTCTGTATCCCCATCAAGTATTTTTATAACTTCTTTTGCTAAGTTCTCAGGTATCGCGCCGGTCGCAGCCAGGATTTGCCTGAGTAAATTGTCTCGGTTATCATCTCTTTTAGCCTGATGCGTCATAAAAAAGTTCATTATTTTTGCATTAGTTGCTTCTGTAGCTCGGGCAGCACTAGTTTGTTTAGTCATTCCCTTGAGAGCCGCAATTATTGCCCTTTGTCGTGCGGCAGCCAATGCTTGGTCAGCAGCGGTTTTAGCCGTGGCAAATCCTCTCAATTCTGCGTCCGTAAATTCTCTATCACCAACGGCTGCTGCTTGTTGACGTGCTCGTAGGAGAGTAGCTGCATCGAAAGCGCCACGACCCATCAATCCTATCTGAACTTGCTCACGGCTCATTATTGAGCCCAAAGCGCTTGATAGGGCTTGAGCAAACTTATTCTTTTCTACGTCTGATAAATTTTTGAATTCAGCCCTAAATGTTTTGAAAGTTGAGGCTACTGCTTGAAGTTGCTCCATTGGATCAGCAGAGGTAATTTTGAATAAATCCATTGGGATAGCACCAATTCTACCACCAAGTGTTGTTAGTTTTCCAAGCAAGTTTGTTCTCTCTTGGATCGTGCTCATTTTTCCAAATGCACCTACAAACTTATCTCCGGTGCTGCCAATTGATCTTGCAAAAACATCTGATTGAACTGCTAAATCTTTAATATATTCTCTACTATATCCAAATGCAACGCCGCTTGATACAAGTTTGGCTGATAAGTCTGTAATACCTCTTGTTCCGACACCAATAGCTTGCCCTGTACGAATTAGGTTCTGAGCATATTCTAGTGTCTGCTGGTTTGTCAAACCTAGATTCAAAGCAAGTGTTTTGATCTGTGGAGTTGCATCAGCCCCAACAACGTTGCTCAACTCTTGTATTCTTTTAGCTGCAACTTCTGAATCTTGACCTGTAAAAAGGAATGCTTCTCTAACATCCTTTTGAATCTTTTTTATATTATCTAAATTTATTCCAAGAAGCCGTGCTCTACTATTCAACTCGGCAAAGTTTTTGAATACAGCATTAAAGTCTGCTTCAGCATCTTTACCAAATGCTTTTTTGAGTGTAATATTGAATTCTTGCAATTCTGCTGCTTTTTCTTTTATTTTAGCCTGATCTATAAGCTTGAAAGCTCTTGAAACAGCTTCTAGCTTTCCTAATTCTACACCAGGTTTAGCTAATTCCTTAATAAACGCTGTTACATCTTTCGCAGTAAGTGAACCCATTATTCTTGAACCTCAGACTCTTCTTCAGCAGTTTTTATTATATGATAAAAGCGTTGAAAGATCCAATTTCTTTTTGAGATTGGCAATCCATAAACATCTTTATATGTCCACCCACCGGATGAGATAAAAGATATAATATTATCATACAATGCCATGAGATAATTAGAGTTCAGGGAAAAAAAAGTTTGCCTGGATAGGCAGACCTCCTTTGCCCTGATGGGCACATGAACCACATTCATAATTGAAAGATAAGTCTAATGAAGGCAATGAACTTCCATAGACGCTTAGAAGCTTTCTAGAATCTAGAATTCTAAGGTTCTCAACAAATGAAGCAATCGCCTCTGGCTTATCATTACCGTCTACAGAGGCAATAACCCTCTTGTAGATCTCAAGTGTATCTGTAGTTTTTATTCCAACTGTACTCATTCTTTCTACAGTCTTTTGAATAGAATCAAGTTCTTTTGGTAAAAGATGTCGAAATTCAATAACCTTTTTTGATTTTGGAGCTTCAAAAATAACTGTTCCTTTGTCAGTTATCTCGTATTCTGGAATGATTCTACTCTCAACTATTGGATTCAAGTCTACAACAGCTTCTAATTTAGTTTCGCAGGAACCACATTGAAGCTCTACTTCATAGTCTGGACCATAAGCTTCTACTCTTGCTGCAATAAGGATAGCCATTTTATCCTGATCAAAGATCAAATCTGATGGTACACTAGGTATCAAGATTGACTCTAATAATTTATCTACAACAACACTCTTTTCAATATAAGATTGATTTGTTAGGATCTCTTCTTCTCTTGTTGTTAGCATTTTTATTTCAACTGATGAGTGACCATGCCATGGATGATCTTCAGGATAAAATTTGCCGCCTGTTGGCAAATCAACATAATGTGTCATTCCTAACAACTCTTTGTTAGATGTTTGTTCGTCCATATCGAACTTTTTCATTTTTACCTCTTAGTATGTTTTTGTCTGACCGATATTGTTTACATAAGTTAGTGAAGCCCAGTCGTATGAAATTGTAACTGTAGAACTAAGCAAGGTCTCCTTATTGTAGCTCAATTCTCCAAAACTTATTTTAGAGACAAATGAATCATATAAAACCCATTGCTCATAGACCTTTCCGTCTGGATCTATAATTTGTATTATAACATCTCCAAGCGATGCCATTAAGTCTGATTTGCTCATATCTTTCAAATTGTTTCTATTCACTTGATTTGGGTTATCCCAAGCAAGCAATTTGAACTTATTCAAAAGAATACCAGAAACTGAATCAGAAACTGTATTATCAAAGATTTCTTTGATTGTAAATTTTATATCATTCCAACCAACAACACCACCTGGATTTTTGAATTTCCAGTTCAATAATTGAAATTCTTTGACGGAATTGAACTTGGGTGTTGGTCTGCTTACGCTGTCAATCAAAGCAAATGGAATACCTTCAATTCTAAGCAAAAATCGATATGAACTTTGAACAGAGTTTCGGGCTGCTGCGAAATAAGGATCGCCAACCTGATCAGCTTGTTGTTGACGAGCAGAGACAATTCTTTGATTGGCTTTCTCGTTTATGTTTGATGTAACAGACATTTACAATAATTAGGCTATTGTATTATTTTGATTGACCTCAAAAATCTCTAGATCAGCATAATCATATGATAAAGTTAGTGCAACGGTGTTAATGCCTTCGTTAGCGTAGGTCAATGCACTGTATGCAACTCCAGCAATAAAAGAGTTTCTCAATGTCCAACGCTCTACTACGTTACCTTCTGAATCTAGAACTTTTACAGATACATCGCCCAAGTTACCATTTACAAACTTCTCTTTTGAAAAGGTTGTTCTCCAACCTTCGTTATCGGCAGTCCAAGATGAGGGAGTCTCATAACCAGCTTGTTTCACAACGTCTAGAACTAAACCTGAGACATCAGGATCAATTGGCTCAACTAAAGTAAGACTTACATCACCCCAGGTCAATCGACCGGGAAATTTGAATGTGTGACCCAGAAATTTATGATTTGTTGAAGCAGTAATCTTTGGTGATGGTCTGCTTACTTTAGTTACAACCCATGCTGGGATCTCACCTATAGTGAGGATGAATTTAAACTGTCTCTTTGGCTCAATTTTAGCCGATGCCCATGGTGGAATTGGTGTTGCTTTATTTGGCATTAGTAATCTCCTAATCTCCTAGTAAATAGTTTAGTCTTCAAAAGACGCTCCGGTGTTGGTTAGAATAAAGTCAACAGCAACAAACTCAATAGCTCTTGTTGGCTTCAAGTAAACCTTGGCGTATAGAATGTTTCTATCGATAAGGTCTGGAGTTGTTGTTGTCTCGTCTAAGACCAACTTGTAATCATCCAAGCCAAATCTTGCCTGTACGTCTGCTAAGAATGGGTTTGCCTGACCAATGAAGCGTGCCCATGTAGCACGAACGTTTGGCTCAAACAAGATTCCAGCAGAGATGTTTGAAATACCCTTCTTGATAAAGATCATCAATCTGCGAACGTTGATTCTATCTAGAGCACTTCTTGTAACCTGTAGAGTCTTTTGACCAAAGATTACGATACCCTCATTTGGGAATGAAGCAATTGGGTTAATGTTGGCGTCGTATAGAAGGTCTCTATCTTGCGATGTAAGCTTCTGCGTGACGTTGACAACAGGTAGACCTGCGATACCGCTTGAAAGTCCACCACGGTTGAATCCTGCGGGTGCAAACCATGGTGCTCTGACTCTATCTGTGTAGGACATTGCGCCAATGGCTACTACGGATGATGGCATGTAAACCAACTGACCCTCTAGAGTATCTCTGACCTGAACAAAGGGGTAGTAAGCACAACCGTAGCTTGAGTTGATCTGACGATCCTTCAAGTTTGAGATTGTTGTGCTCAAGTTGGGGTATTGCTTTCCCTCATTGCTTTCGTGTGCTGGATTAAAGTCACCCTTTAGATCGATAACTGCGAGAGCGTCTGCTCTTGCTTCAGCAGTATTGATAAGGTGTGTGGTTAGCTGCTCGTTGGTAATACCAGGAACTGATACTAAGTTGTAAGGAACAAACTCAGGATCTCTAACAATATCGATAGCCTCTTTTACAGAGTTGTAGGCGTAGTTATTTGTCTCAGTCTTACCATCCAATAGAGTGTTTCTAAAGGGNNTCTTTCTCTGTAATGTCTAGACCATCAGAACCACCGTACATTGGAATTGTGAAACGATCAACACCAGCATCAATTGTACCTGAGTAACCACTACCTGCTGAGATTGAATCACCATCTACACGGGAACCGGAAGTCCAGTAAAGTTGTGAACCTGTTGAAACAATCTCATCCAAAGTGAAGATGAATTGATTTTCTGTCTGAGTTGATGTGTTGTACTGACTGGATAGACCATCAGACTTGTTTCTGTTTAGATCTGCGAAATCTCTGTTGAACTTATTGCTTGTCTTGGTTCTGCCAGTCCAAACACCCCAGTAAGCGTCAGTCTGATCAGCTAAGCCGTCTTGGCTACCTGACAATCTTAGCTCGTGCGATGGGAAAAGAAGCTTGATCTCTGGTGCTGAGTTATCAGCAGGTAGACCAATACCAGAACCAGTTACAATTAGTTGACCACTTGCCAAACCAGCAGTCATAAACTGCTTAGCACCTAATAGGAAGGTATCATTGCCAAAAGCAGAAGCAAAGTTTGTTGTATTGCTGATTGTTGTATCCTTGTACTTTAGAGGACCATAGTAACCAAATGGTAGCAACTCTTCATTGAATTCATCTGCTGCCATCTCAACTCTAATGTATTTTGAGCTATTTGGGTAATCACCTCTTGTTTCCAATCTTCTTGTTGTTGCATTGAATTGGACATATGAATCGCCAATCTTTCTTGCAACATAGTCTAGAGAGTTGGCATCTAAGTTACAGTTGCTGAATCTCTCCAATACGATTGGAGCAGCGTCAGTATCGTTTGCTTGACGCACTAGAACATCAAATGTACCGTATTTGTTGAATTGATCTTGTGAGTAATTGATGTTGGCAATCGAAATCTTAATATTATTCTGAGCCCACTCAGCGTGATCTAAAGCATGGAACTTGAAAAGATCTGTTGTACTAGCAGAGTAATCAAAGTTTCCGCTTGCACCCAAATCCTGGCTAAATACAAAACCAGTAGCTGGGTTGTAACGTGTAGCACCATCCTCAAAAGGAATCTGTCTTGAACCGTGAGTAATTGTGCTGTTACCAGATCCAGAAACCATTGGTAAAATTAGACCTAAGTAATTTGAATCTAGTTGGTACAATGAGCCAGATGCTTTAGCGCCTGTACCAGTAACAACATTTCTCAACACTTTTTGGTTGAATTCATTTACAAATGTTTCACCTAGCCAGTATCTTTCGCGCTGCCCAGTTTTTGTAATTGCAGAATTTACAAGAACGGGATTGGTGTTGAATACGTTTCTAATGTAGTTTTTGTTGCTCTCATTTAGAGAGAATGAGATGGTTCTATTTGCATAGCTTTCTCCAGTTGAACCTGTGATTCTTACTGTAAACACATCATTATCATCAGCGGCAATAAGTCTACCGATACCTTCACCAGGTTGTTCGGACACTGCGTCAGCGTTTGAAGTATCTTTACCAACTAGACCAACAACACCATCTTCAACGTACCAGACTGCAACTAATGAACCAGTGGCATGTGCTGGTGTTGTGCTTGTACCACTTAGCTTGTTAGGAACAACAAACAAGCCCCATGCAGAACCTGTAGTGTTGCTTGTACTAAATTGGATTGGGTCGGCAATGGATGTATCATCAGTCAAAACACCAGTTAGTTTCCAACCAGCTTCGCCGCCGGTTTCAGCAGCAGTATTTTGAGAGCCCAAAAGACGAACGTAGGTACATGTTGAAGAGTTTCTCAACCAAGCTTGGGCAGCGTAAGCACCGTAAGTTGGAGTCTGCTCGTTGCCATTTCTCCAAACGTCAACTGACTTTCCACCTGGGACGGGTGTTCCATACAATTGAACAAACTCGGCAAATGAGTCAACTGTGACAGGTCTCATTGCTGGACCGTATTTTGCTCTACCAATAAATAATGGACCAACGTCGGCTGGTTCATTTGGCAATTGTGTATTGTCAATTTCGTTTAGGAAAACACCGGGTGAAATAAACTTAAATTTTCTGGCACTCATAAATTATCTCCCAATTATGCTACAGTAAATAGTTTTGAAATAATCTAAAAACTACGGTCTGTATCCATCGTCAGAGAATTCATTGATGTCACCTAATATAACCTGCTCTCTTGGAAAGCGCACTTCTACAAAGTTTTCTTTTCTAGCAACTTGAGGACCCTTTTGATTTGGACCAGCACCCATGATGTATCCAATAACCTTTACGGCTATTTTTGCCTCATATACTTTTTCATTATTACCCAAATTTGAAATGTTGTCTGTCAATCCATAATTTGTTTCTAAAAATGCTTCGTAGCTGTGACCGCTATCACTAATCATAAATTGGTTTATGTTATTTGAAAAAGAAGCAAAAGCTTGTACCATGTCATTCATCTGCTGCTGGTATTCTGCTCTCAAGTTTATTGTGTAACTTACATCATGATAAATTGGCAATGGTATCGTTGCGAATTCATAAACGACTTTTTTGTTTTTGAACTTAAAATTATTTTGCTTATACAGTCTAAGGCTAGTCGCATTAGCAAAATTTTTAGTTTTTGATTGCTTGACTTTCTTAGCAATAGTCAACGTGGTTCCATCACTACCTGCAAACAATCTTGCTGGAATTGGAGAGTTTGATGATTTTGTTTTACTCACTGTTGTTCTTTGAACAGAAATCATTGGAAATTTTAATGACTCTGTTCCCAGTTCTCGCATTTCTCTATCATCTTTTATCTGGAAAGCACGTTCCTGTGTTAACCAAATAATTGGAACTTTTCTCCAACCATCATTTCTTGTTATAGAAACATCAATTGTCTTATCTAGCCAAGTGTATAAAGCCATATCAATAGTTTCAAATGTTGATGGAACTAAAGTATCATACTGAACAGAATAAGCTGCTTTGAAAAG